GATAGAGAAGCGGTATGACAACCGTAACAAAGAGCCTAAAACTAGGTAAGAGTGGAGCATTTGTGTCTTATGATGTCATGAAGCTCTTACCTCCAAACAGGGGGAGAGTGGAGCATATCGTATACTCAATTACAGCGAGGCGATACGGCGAAACTTTCCCCCACCTTACGGAGTAAAACAATGGCTGATCTATATATACACAATGTAATCGACGCACGTTTATCTAGCACCATACTAGAAACTAAATCAACACACCACTCACGGTTAACTTTGACCGATAACCACGGACATGAGACTATCATTAACATATTCTTCGATAGCGACACCAACTATAATTGGGAGTCTATAACCAAAGAATGGGATAGAGGGAGCAAATGATGACTGAAAGTAGCGTAGTGCACTTACCTTATAACTCAGGCATCGAATCTCATTGGGAGATACAAAGAGGATGCATGAATTGTGGTGGCACCAAAGAATACGAAACTGTTCGTCAGGGTGTCGATGCTAACGGTCCATACAATGATCGTTACCTCGCTGATTGCACTTGGTGTAATGAGAAGGGCAACATAATTCTAGATGAGATACCAATAAGTCTTTACGAAAACTTTGATGACGTACTAATCGACTACCCTATTAGCACCAAAATAACCAAATACATACAGGAGAACAAGTCATGAATGTCATTACACTTAGCCATTCTAACCACTTCCCCCGCTTCATCGAAGCTTATGACAGCCATTGGTATGGTAAAAACGATAAGGGAATCCGTAACGTCGATACTGATGAGATAGTCAGCACCCCTAGCAAAAGTTATAAGCTAGTACAACACGAAGATATTTACAGCAAGTTTAAAGAATACTTACAACAATCACTTGCTGCCTTCGATTATAGTTCCATCAAGGAAGATATATCCTTCTCAAAGAATGGCGCTAAAATGTCCTGCAAGTTTTCTTTCCCTACCATGAAAGTCTCCTATGAGCACACAAAGCACGGACCAACAGACAGAAGTTTCTATGTCCTTCTCAAGCATGGTGTTGATGGCAAGTGGTCAGCAGAATCAGGTGTTGGCCTAATGGATTTCGCCTGTCTAAACTTTGAGATGGGAGGCGAGTGGGATTTGTTTAAGCGTAAACATACCGCAGGTTTCTCTGTCGAGGGCTTTGTAGCGCCGCAAGTAACTTGCATGAGACAGTTTGACATGCTCAAAAACAAACATGCCTATCAACTAGAAACACCATGCAGCGATAGTACGGTACTATCCTACCTCATGGGAACGCCCAAATGGTCCAAGCAATTATGCGACGATGACGGACGTAAGTTAGAGCATCAAGACGGCTCACCTGTAGTTGATATAAATCAAGCTGGTGAACGTATCTATGCCCAATGGGAACATGAAAAGGAGGACAGAGGCTCCAACATTTTCGCCTTGTCTAGCGCCCTAACCTATTGGTCATCTCATGACTCTGATGATTTCCCTGTTAAGAAAACAGCAGGAGCTAGCAATTCAATGAGTATCTTAGCAGACAGGCAAAAATTTGTAGCTAACCTAATGAGTAAAGCACCCTTCGTTAAACAATAATGCTAGGTGGTGACTCCTAAGATATAGCTGGTATCTTCAAGAGGCACATGATCACCACCCTGACCACATAATTATCCAATGCATATGTGGTTAGCTTATAGCGTTGTGTGTTCTCGACAAGCGGAGGCAATGTGGGCAGTCTCGACAGCCAAGGCGGTATCATAGCAATACTGCCAAGCCTACCCTAACCCTAACAAGGAGGCGACATGAAATACAAAAAACAAGGTCATCTATTACAACTAGGCACCAATACCAAGCTATCCAAAAGCTTAGACAACTCAGATGAATACCTTATAGCTGGCCTATCACTAGCACCCAGTGACTTAAGCGGCTACCGTGTTTGTACTCACGAAAAGGTAGCAGCATGTAAGCCAACGTGCCTATTCTTTGCTGGCCGTGGTGCTATGCATTCGGTGCAAGACTCTCGCATCAGGAAAACAAAACTTTTATTTGAGGATAGGCCACGCTTTCTTGAGCTCTTAAAAGACGACATGACCAAGATGATACGCTACTGCGATAAGTACCAGCGCAAACTTGCTGTTCGTCTTAACGTCTTATCCGATCTACCTTGGGAAAACTATCTAGATATGACAGCGTACTCAAAGTATGATGTGCAATTCTATGACTATACAAAACGCTTCTCTCGCTTAGGTAAAATGCCATCTAACTACGACCTAACTCTAAGTGTATACCCTCACCCCACCTTATTTGATAAGTCAATGACGATAGCCAAGCAAACCAAAACAAATATAGCTGTGGTGTTTGAAGACAAAATACCTAGAAGATTTCACGGCTTGCCTACTTTCATTGGTGATGATTCTGACCTACGTTTTCTTGATCCTAAGCCGTGTTGTGTAGCACTAAAAGCCAAGGGAAAATTACGCAACCCCAACATAATAAATCAGATGAAAACAAAACTATCATTTGGTTTACCTCTTAACCACACCAAGGAGATATACCATGCCTAACTCAAATCTTACTGATGAACAACAAGCTACATTCTACGATGACATGGAACGCGAACTAAACATCTCTGTTCGTGATCTTATACACACCACTGCCCAGATGACTAAGGTGCAGAATGAAAGCCGTGAACACTTCACTATGCCCACGGCATACCTATACATATTGTTGGGCATCATTCAAGAGGCCATTGATCAACACAGTTTAGTTGAAAACTGAAGGATAACTATTATGCCAAATGAAAAGATGAAGGCTCTATCTCAAGGTTTCTATAACAGTAAGCGTAGATCAAAGCGTTTTGCTAAGGTTCCAATGCTATCGACAGAGGAGGAAAACCAAGCTATACTTAATTTTTTAAATGCAGGTAAAGGAAAACGATATCCACCCGCTACCACCTTAGACATTAGTTTTAAAGATGATAAGGTGTGCCAAACTCTGTTAGCTCAAGCAACTAAAATTGAAATAAAAGATGGATGATTCCAAAGCAAATAAAGATTTTGTTATAAGTAACCTGGGGGAAATAGCGGAACAAATCTATGACCTAGCTGACGATTGCGGTCTTGATCCTATGTTCTTGGTGTGGTTGATGGCAGAGCGACTAGTAGTAAGTGCTGTCAACCGTTACAATTATGATCCGCGCCAAGTAATATTAACTTTACGAACAGCTACTGAAAGGGAAGAAATGAATGAGATTATACCCAAGGTTTTCCATTAATGGCGACCCTAATATTTATTGCAGCCAACCTAGCCTTGTTTGCAATCGTTATGTATATCAACTGAAGGAACATCATAGATGGCGAACAAAACAGTCTTTGATTTTAACGTAGATGAGTTGCTCATTGATAGTAACCGTGAAGAACTAAAGAAACTACTTCGTAAACGCCTAAAAGTTAGAAGAGATACACGAGAAAAGAAACATCAAGAGGAACTCTTTGATCCAAGTAAACCTGCGAAAGGAAAAATCAATGTCAAACCAAAAAACAAGGAGAATGACCAATGAGCTTTAGACCTATATGGTACCTTGGCCCCGAAGAAATTGGTAGAAACTCGCAAGTGTTTGCTACCCAAGATGAAGCTCTAGCCAGTGCTAAGGCTCGCTTCAATAACTGGACACAGCCAACAGACTTTGGTGTTGAAGAAACTGAAGATCGTGTCACCTATGTCAGAAAAGATAACACAGACTACAGCCTGAAAGGACTAAACCAATGAACAAATTAAAAGTAACGGCACTCGGTATCGCATTAGTTGGCTTCACAGTAGGCGGCGTAGTTGCTGCTGACAATGACGGCTCTTGTAAATTCAAAGAGGATGGCACCTACATTAGTAATGATGGTAGTGTCTCTGCTTTCGGACCTATGAACGCAGCCATGGATTGTGCTACTAGAGGTGCGCTTCCCACCAAGGTACTAGCAAGACTAGGTAGGTGGGGTGATACAGAAACTAAGGCATGGGCTGAAGATATCAAGCGCCTCAACCAAGAGGTAATAGATCGAAACAAGAAAGCTGAAGAGCCTCCAGAACCTATCACCCCTATCGAAGTAGAACCTCTTGATGCACCAGGTGAAGGAGTTTAATCAATGGACCATCCACATCACCTTAGACAAAGCATGAGCGACTGGGACATAGAGCACCAAGAATGTATTGGTCACGCTCTTGAAGAAGGCATAGATAATTTTGATGCTATGCTGAGTTTCGCTGAAGCCCAGATGTCCCATGTTGATACGCCGCACCTCAAACAACTATGGGGAAAACTCAAAGGAGAATCATAATGCCCAAAATCAAAATAACTAACGACTACAATTTACCTCAAGAGCTAGTCAACCTTGTGGAAGCTGATGCCTATGACAGAGGTGAAAGCCAAGCAAGTGCTACTGATCTCCTTAAGCCTAGCCGAATGTTTGCACTCCAACAAATGCATAAGGATGAACTGCAAATAGATGTTAGCGAAGCACTGAGATCAGAGTACGGTACAGCATGGCATGAAAAGATAGAACGCTATGTATCTAGCGACAGCATTGTAGAGAAACGCCTTTACGCTGTCTTCGGAGACTGGGTGCTATCAGGTAAGCCAGACCTGCTACAGTTCAATGATAAAACTCTCGTAGACTGGAAGACTGCTGGTGTATCTAGCTATCTAAACAAGGAGCGCGAAGAGTTCCAAGATTGGGAGCAACAACTAAACATCTATAAGTTCTTATGGGAAGAGAATCACCCCGAACACCCAGTAGAACACATGAAAGTAGTTGTCTTCCTGATAGATTATTCACCCAGCAAACGTGAACAAAGCCTCGATTACCCGCATGTCTCAGTGCTTGAAGTAACCCCCACCATGTGGACGCACGAAGAAACAAGACAGTGGATATCAAACCGAATAGATAAGCATCAACAAGCATTAAAAGAATTACCCTTGTGTACCGACGAAGACCGCTGGCACCGAGGTGACAAGTGGGCAGCCATCAAACCAGGAGGTTCAAGAGCGACAAGACTTTTTGCCAATGAGTTTGAGGCCCAAGATTTCGCCCAAAAGAAAGGGCTTGACATCCAGCACCGACCTGGGGTATCACTCCGCTGTCGCTACTGGTGTGAAGTATCCCAGTTTTGTGACCAACATAAACTCCAAGAGGAAAACCAAAATGCCAAATTTTAAAGACCACCCAAGAGACCAACGTGTTAAAGCCTTAATTTGTGGAGACCCTGGTTCAGGTAAGACAGGAGCTTTAGCAACTCTCATAAATGCTGACTACAAGATAGCTGTTCTCGATTTCGATAACGGCTTGGACATACTCCACAGCTATGTCGAAGAAGATAAGCTAGGCAATCTTGACTACATAAGTTTTGATGTAGAAAATCAGGAGACACCTGACGTAGCCAAGAATATCCTAAGGCACTGGAAGTATAAGGACATGGACTTAGGCCCTGTTACTGAATGGGGTTCCGATAAGGTAATTGTCATAGATTCAGCAAGCCTTTACGGTGAGTGTCTCTTGGCACACAGCAAAAAATCTGATGGACGTATGCGTTACTTCGATGCTGGCCAAGAATTAAAAAGAGTAATTCAATTCTTGACAGGCCCCCAAGTAAAATGTAATGTCATCGTCAACACACACATACAGACTATCGAAAACGATCAGGGTATGATGAAGGGTTATCCCCAGATGATAGGCTCTGCAGTATCTAAATCTATCGGACGCTACTTCAATAACTTGTGGCGGCTCGACAGCAAGAGAATGGGAAGGGAGTCGGTTCCCATTGTTAGAACTAAGTCCGACTCATTCATGGCCTTGAAGTGTTCTGCACCCAAGGCAGTTGACGCAGAACATCCGCTCGATTATGCGGAGATGTTCCTTAAAATTAAATCAAACCAAAGAAAGGACTAAAAGATGAGCGATGAAGTATTCGACCCGACCCAAGATGGCCTAGAGGAAGCCCCCGTATATAGGGCATATCCCGAAGGCAAGTACCTTGTAAAGCTCACTCAGTACGAGCCGAAGGTATCCAAGGCTGGTAACAATATGCATGAAGTAAGCTTGCGTGTTGAGGAAGCTCTCGATGATCAGGACTTGACTGATACTGAGAACAACTTCCCTCTCCGTTACTGGCTGCAACATCGGTCTCGTGATAAACGTGCGTGGCGCAAATTTATCGGCACCTTTAATGCACCACTCCTTGATGCTGTAGGCACTCCCTATACAGAACTCTTGGATGATTGCATTGGTAATGTTGCTGTTGCCACAGTGGTTCATGAAGCTGTCGAAGGGATGGATAAGCCATTCGTCACTGTCAAGAAGCTTGAAAAAGCAGACGGTGTTCCACTCTAACTGAAAGAAAGGGCGTGGGGTATTGGTCCTTTCGCTGATACCCCATGCTTTTCCTTTTTGAAAAACCAGAACTACTAGCCCAGGCACCCAAGTATTTAACGCCTGAAACCAGTAAACAAGTGAGGCGCATCTTTGACCTCGCTGAATTAAAATTATCTGGCAATCAATTTCGTTGTCTCTTCCCTGCCAAGGGCGAGCACTTCTCCAACGATAAGAACAAGTATCCTCGCTTTGATCAAGGCTACATCAAAGAGCAGTACCACTCCTCCATTGACAAACTCTTAGCTGAAATAGATACTCTAAAACCTGAACTCATTGTGACTTTCGGCAAGGTTCCCTTCACCCTGTTGACTAGCCTGAGACTCAGCGATTACAGAGGAACCCTTTGTTCCTATAAAAATCACCGTGTTCTACCTACCCTCGATATCCCCACGATACTTAAAGACTTCAGCTGTCATCCAATAGTTAGGGCAGACTTACGAAAAGTTAAACGCTTCCTTGGCGGTATCGAAAAGACACAACGTCAAGTCAACATAGTGGACACCCTCGAAGATTTAGCTCAGATCAAACCGAAACTAAAGGGTGTAGTCGCTATAGATGTAGAGACAAGAGCCAAACAAATAACTTGCGTATCATTTTCTCCTTCCCCTTCAGAAAGTTATGTGTTACCAATATGGAATTTAAATAGAGATGGCTACCATCAATGGTCCTTTGAAGACGAGTTAAAAATTTGGGAGTTTATGTTTGACGTTCTTACAGGCGATTGCACAAAAGTTTTTCATAACGGCATCTACGATATTAGTTATTTCACTGATCATGGTATTCCTGTGGCTCTTCCTGTTGAAGACACTATGTTACTTCATCATTCAATATCTCCTGAGATGCAAAAGTCTTTGGGGTTCTTGGGTTCTCTCTATTGCGACGAGGCGGCATGGAAAACTATGAACAAGAAGAAGAAGAAAGAACAACATAAAAAAGATGAGTGAAACTAAACTCTTTAGGGCAGTCATTTATCAAGCCCTGCTTGACGCTACCAAACAAGGACATGATCCAGATAAACAAGAAGCAATAAGCTGGTTCGTAAGCAGCACTGACTTCAATTACATTTGTGATCTCGCTGAACTAGACCCCACTGGCACACAAAGCAGAGCTTTAACTGTAATAAACCAACCCGTATCTGTTACCAACTTTATAAGGAAAAGATTAAATGTCCTCCTCAGGTACCAAACCTCCTCTCAATATTCCTAATGACTCCCAGGGTTGGCAGAACTATCGCAAAAGCATAGAGCAGAAAGATTTAGTTAATCATCCTGAGCACTACACCAAAGGCATTGAGACCATACACTACATCAAATCCTGGGGCATGTCCTATGAGCAGGGCAATGTAGTTAAGTATGTTTCACGCTACAACATAAAGCACCAGCAAAAAGAAAAACAAATCCAAGACCTCAAGAAAGCCTTATGGTACCTTGAAGATATGATAAAAGATTTAGAGGCCCTACCCCCTATACCCAACCCCTATTGAGGTACCTATGGAAACCTATGATAAAATCCCCGCTGACTGGGGAAAAACTATTGCTCAACTCAGACATGATACAGGCATAACCCAACTAGAATTGTCCAGGCGATCTGGTGTAAGCCAATGTCACATAAGCTACCTGGAAAATGGGCGGCGTGATGCAACTCTCGGCACCCTAGAACTACTCTTGAATTCGATGGAGCATCAACTAGAAATAATCGCTAGGTGACACATGAAAACAGTAACCGACTTTGAAACATTAAATGCCCATGAACTTCATCTGGCTTATTGCGGCATGGATACTATGCTCACGCATGAACTCTTTGGTATCCTGGAACCTAAACTCCAGGAGGTTGCCCCTGTCTATGCGTTTGAAAAGTCTTTACTGCCACCTGTACACACCATGATGACACGAGGAATACAAATAGATACTGAAGCTCGTAGCATCATAGTGGATGAGGCACAAAAAAGAATAGACAGCTATCGTTTAATTCTAAATGAACTAACTAAAGAGGTGTCTGGGTTCCCTCTCAACCCCAACTCACACATACAACTCAAGAAATTCTTTTATCAAACTCTTATGATCCCAACTCAAACTCAATCTAAATCAGGTGTGCGAAGTATAACTTGTAACAGGGTAGCCCTAGAAAGAATTGCGAAAAATTATTCTTTAGCCCGACCTTTTGTCAAACTAATATTAAGTATCAGAGACTTGGAAAAGCAATGCCAAACTTTAAACAAAGCTTTAGCTACAGGAGATCGTTGGGCAGCTGGCTACAATATAGCTGGAACCGACACGGGCCGCTGGTCTAGCAGTGATCATCCCTTGAGGCACTCAGCTAACGTACAAAATATAGACCCCTCCCTAAGGCAAGTATTTATTGCGGAGCCTGACCACTACCTAGTATATTGTGACTTAGCTGGAGCTGAAGCAAGAGCAGTAGCTTATCTAAGTGAAGATAAAAATTACATAAAAGCAGTAGAGGAATCAGATGTGCATAGTCAAGTTGCAGCAATGGTTTTCGGTGTGTCTCCAGATAGAGGACCGAGCGGTGTGGACAAAGAATTCTATCGGGGATTTACTTATAGAGACATTGCAAAACGGCTCACTCATGGTACGAATTACTATGGCTCTGCCAGGACTCTAGCTCAAGTAGCTCAAGTAGAAACCAAGTTTGTCCAGGAGTTCCAAAGAAAATTCTTCAAGAGCTTTGCG